AGATTAAATACGTCGGCTGGTGCCACGTCTGCAAGTATTACGGTCCAGAGGGCGGCTTTATTTGCGGGTGTTGCAATGTCAAAGGCACATGTGACAGGCCGAGCGAATACGTGGAGCGGCGCGACGATGATTAACAGAAGACTGCTGATATATGGCGCCCCAAAAGCTGCAACGGGCGGCACTCTCACCGTCGGCAACGTCGGCGGCTTCTATGGTTACAGCGACGGCACAGAGGAGGGTACGAAATGTTTAACAGACGTTTGTTATCAGATGTGAGGGGGGATACGGAAACCGTACCGACAGGGAGCATAACCATTCAGAGCGGCAAGGGCAGCGTGACTATCCCACAGGGAGTAAACGTTGTACTGGTTGAACAGTATTGGAACCTCAACGGTTCACCAATAGAAACTTCTCTGGTTGGTGTAACTTCCGGGAAGACATATAACCTTGAATCTACATACACAGAATTTAACGAAGGTCAAGGTGAAATATATGAAGTTGACAACATATCAAATAGGAAGTTTTGGCTTTACGCCGAATATGGGACAATTGATGTAGAAACAAACTATAGGCGTTTATCTATGAAAATAAGCTGGTCCCCAATAATCAACGAGCGTCCCTTTCACTGGACAGATTATTGATGAAAGGAAGAAACAAAACCATGTTTAACAGGCGGCTTTTGTGCAACGGAGCCGGGGGGGGTAGTGACCCGCCCACAACATTAGAATTCGACATAGACCAGCCGGGCGGCAGCAGTCTTCCCGGTGCCAAGATAACAATAAGCTATAACGGCGAAACTGTTACGAAAACCGCGAATAACAAGGGCTTGGCCATATTCTACGAAGTCCCGACGAATATAGACATACCGTATACTGTTACCGCTTCTGGCTATGAGGATTACACAGGGAGCGTCAACATAGCGCCCGGTGAATACGGCTGGGTTAATATAGCAATGTCGCAACTCCAACCACAGGGAGAAGAAACGTTATTCGTCGGCTTGTGGGGGGGAAGTAATTACGGCTGGACTTATGGCCAAACTGGCGACTTCGTTGGCTGGGAAGGTATGACTGTTCAGAATTTCCCACAGGCAAAAGCAAACCTCAAAACGCTTCAAACCAACGAGTACAATAATTTCCTGCTTAAATTTATGGATATCGACCCGGCTGTTAGACAGCGTAAGTTTACGCTGTCCTGCGAAATTCCGGGCGCCGGTTTTTCCATAAATGAAAACGTTGTGGCCAGTGACGACGGGAAAATTGCTCAATACGCTTTTAAATCGCCACCAGCATTGTATGAGTATCTAAAGGCCAACTATGGTAAATGGGTAGTAGCTAAAGTGGCAATCAACATTCAGAAATGGGGATAACTATGTTAAATAGACGGTTGTTAGTTTATACATCTGGGGGGAAGTCGAAGCAGTATTGACTTTTATCGTTAAAGATAAAGAAACCGGCGCAGGTATCGCCAATGCTTATGTATATCTGCGTGACGGTAATCACCAAATGCTCATGCAACTGGGCATTACAGACAGCAGCGGCAGTCTGGCGTTATCGGGCTTAACTTTAGAGCCGGGTGAGTATTACTTTGACGCCAGCGCCGCGGGGTACAATGTGTTACTGCTAGGCTACCAGTTTACCGTAGTTGATTCGTCGCCTATCACCGGCACTATAACATTTGAACTGCAAAAAGGCTTCCCGCTCCCGCCGACAGAATAAACCAGATACAGGGCAAACGCCCTGTATTTTTTTGAAATACTTTAATAAAAGTGTTGACAATATACGTAGGGGGGTATATAATATAGTCAAGAGGTAAGGGAAACGCCTCAAAAGAAAGGGGGCGAGCACATGGTAACAGGTAGCGAGAAACAAATAAAATGGTACGAATTTTAAAGGAAGCCTATGACTATCTGGACGCAAGATATAACCATAAAATAGCAGATGAGGTAGAAAAACAGGCAGTAAGTTTAGTAAGGGCCGAAATGGAAAAGGCACTGAAAAACATAACCAAAGCCAGCCAGCTGATTGACAACCGCAGATTGTTTTCAGCCGAACAGCTTAACCGCAATATTTGCATGGTAAGAGAGTATTTAAGAAATCAGAAGTAATTAAATTGAAAGGAGTTTAGACATGAAAAAGAAAAAATACAGGGTAAATGAAAGTGAACATTTTAATTTACTCTCGATGTATGAACATCTAAAAGTGTTGGAGGCTGAAACCCCTAGAGATTATTACACCAAAGCGCAATGGAGCGACTTGTATAGACGAATTGAATATATTGAGAACCTTATGGAAAAGGCGTATTGCGTTGGGGCTTTGGTTGACTGGGAAACGTTAAAGGCAATTAGAGAAATACAAGAAGAACGCCGCTTAATTAGATATGAACGTTGTTTAGCGGCAGGCGATAATGAAAAAGAAGCAGCAATAGCTTTAACGTTATGAACAGCGGGACTTTTGCCCCGCACTAATTAAAGGAGTTAGAAAAATGAAAACAACCTATAAAGAATACGGCTGTACTGCCAGTATCACGGACAAACAGGACGGAACAGCGCGCCTTATAGTGCGCAACCAATACGGCCAAAAAGTGAAAGACAGTATCCATAAAAACCGTGCCTGCGCTTTGGCAGCATGGCGTAGAATGTGCGATTAAGGAAGGTGCAGAAATGAAGAAAAAATTATTAGACTACATCCCGAAAAAATATAAAAATGCCGTGCGGGAATTCTATAAAGATTCGTGTGGCTATTGGTTGATTCTTAATGATGGCTATATCCTAGAAGATTACTATGGGGCGCATGTTATCCATGAGGATACTATAAACGGCACTTTAGCCGTCCTGCGTCAATGTGTTACAAAGGAGTGCTGCGATGCTAAAATTTAAAAAGGGCGGTTATACCCGTCACGATAGCGGCACGGTTTACAAAGTGAAAGACATTTTCCCTAACAAATATAACCCGCAGGTATTGTTGGTAAGCCTTGTAACCAGGAAGCGAACTTATACGCGGGTAATTCAAACCGACAAACTGGGCAACGAGTTTGCCCAATATGGGACAGGCTACGACATGGACAGGAGTTTTTTTCTATCATTGTTCCGATGAATTAATGTACAGCAGGGCTTCTGCCCTGCTCCTGTTATTACTCAAACTGGTTGTTTCCGTTTTGGAAATGGCCAGTAATAAAAGAAAGGCGAAAAAGATGTTGAAATTCAAAGAGAATGACATTGCAGCTCACTGTATAACCGGCCGTGAGTACCTTGTAAGAAGCATTAGGGAAAACAAGTGCGGTCAGCGAGTTGTAGAGCTTATAGGACACAAGTGCAACATTGTTCGCGAGATAAGGACGGATGAAAACGGCGACGAGTATATACTGGATGAAGTTAAGCTAACTGGCGGCGTTGGTGAAGAAGTTCGCATAGTACCAGTAGGCAACAAGTTTACGCTTGAAGCCCTCTGTGCAACGCGGGAAAAGTTTGACAAAATGGCCGAGCTTGTGGCACAGCGTTTGTCTGTCGACGAAAACGGCGAATTCATTATGCGCGAACTTACTACAGAAGAATTTGAAGAAATCGAAAAGGCTTTATATAAAGAGGGTAATAGGAAGGTAATAGCTACTACCCTTGAAGGAGATTAAGCATGGACAAATTGCAGGAATTAGCAGCACTGGTTTTTATAACACCGCTGTACGTCATAGCCACGGTAGCCATAGGGGCGCTGTATGTCATGGCGGCCGTCAAGGCCTTCCAGTTTATTAAGAAGAAGCTGGGAAAGTCAGAAGACGAAGACGCACGGGAATATAACCAGCGTCGGCAGAATTTATACATCTACATCCCGAAGCGGGGATATATTAGAGACCTTAACCATGATTGCAGCGAACTACTGTACACAGATAAAGAACACGAAGCTAAAGTTTTTATGTACATTGACGGTATTCGTGGAGTTTTAAGTTACATGAAACTTGTTAAAAACGCAGGTGTAACGCTGCCAGATTATTACATCGTTACTAATGGAGTCAAAGAAGAAGTTGCGAAAATTCATTTTTGAGTTTTAAGCCGTTTAACTTTTTGACAAGGGTAAACTTAGCGCGCCTGTAATAAAAACCGACAGCGGTCAACGTAGGAGTTGTGAGATGATGAAAATGTTACCAGTTTCGTTTTTGCTGGTGCTGGTCAGTCAGATATTTTTAACGACGGTTATAGTCCGTTATGACCACATGGAAAAATACGAAGCACAGTTACTAATCTTTGCGGCGCAATGCTGCTTTATCTGGTATCAGATAGCAATGTTTGAGTCAGCCAGCCGGAAAAAGTAACCCCGCTGCGTGTGGTATAATTATCTAAACCAACACGCAAAGGAGCTGATACTATGAAAGAGTTTTTTAACCTTCTGAAAGCTAACGGCATGATTATGAATTTAGTGTTCTTTATGGCCGTGGCTTTTATGCTGGGTGCCGCAGCTGGCATTGCAACCGCAAAATGACAAAACAAAAAGACTGCCAACGTTCGGCAGTCTTTTTGTTTTAGGGTCAGGATGGAATAAAATATATTGAAAAAGGTGTAGGTAGAAGAGAGCTTATGCTCATATATATTATACCTCTTCATCAGAAAAATGGCAACAAAAAAGCAGCCTTCCGGCCGCCTCTTTGTTTTCTAAATCGCGTCACTGATTTAAGAAAGGTGATGTATTTTGATTGCAGCTCCATTATAGCAGATATGTGATATAATGTAAACAATAAAAACAGAAAAGCGCCTGACTAATCAGGCGCCTTCCAGCTGTGGCAAGCCACAAAGCAAACACAGTTCTTTTCGCCCCGTGTCGTCGAGATAAGAAGTTTTGTTGTACCGTGATTATTATAGCAGACTTAAAACCAGAAATCAATGAACCCGTGAAAAATTTTCACGACTTGGGAGCGGTGCCGCCAGTGCGGGCGCCGCCAATATCGAAGAAAGAGAGGTTTTGACAATGGCACAACTAGGACTTTATGGCGGGACAGTCACCGCCGGAGCCACAGACGGCGCCCTGCTATCAACGACGAACCCGCTAAAAAAGTACGCAGGGGAAAAGGGCGCACTAGGCGACCCGGTAGCGTATGCCCTGCGCTGCCCGAACGGAGAGCACGCCTACGAAATAGCTATCAGCGTGGCCGGTACTAATCCGGACTGGGTGAAGCTGTCGCCTGATAACATAGTATGGCGCGACGCTATCAACATTCCGCAGGTAGGAGACATCAACACACTTTTCTATGTAAAAATCAACATACCAGACGGCGCGGAATACAACCAGACTATATTAAACACGCTGCTTATTAAATACCTCGAAACAACTACAACGATTTAGGGAGAGTGCAGAAATGGAGAAACTATATCATCTGGCTAAGAGGTTCAAGGCGTATCAGTTTGACGGGGATTTGAAAAACTCCGATGGGTACTACTGCCCCGAATGGGTGCAGCAGGCGTTTGAACGTGACGAGCTGTTTTTCATCGGTCCAGAGCTTTACCTTGACCACTTCGAGAACTGCGGCCTAGAGCTGGAAAGAACGCATATCAGAGTTGGCGACTATATCACGCTGGATACGGAAAACATGAGAATTGACGCGTTCAGTCCGGCGCAGTTTAATCGTTTTTTTGAGGCGGTGAATATCAATGATTAAACCGGAGCTGCTGGAGTATATCGACGAGCTTAAAGCGTATATCACAGCTGACGGCGGCATTGATGTATTCAAGCTGAAAGAAACGTTTTATCACGATAACCCGGAAAAGGCGGGGAAAAAGTTAAAGCTCGACCATTACTATATTAAAACCAAAAACGGCCGAGAATACTATATCACCAATCCGCCGGAAGACTTTATCAATTTTTGCAAAAACAGCTAGGCGGTGATGGTATGAACGATGAAAAGACGCTTGAGTTTACATTCGAGCAGCTGGCCCCGGCCGTGTTGGGTCCCTTCCGCTTCGAGGGCATTCAAAGCTCAATCGACAACGAAAACACGTACACGCTTGAAATTGAAGTATTGGAACCGCCAAGACCGGAGCCAGTCCCGCCAGTAGTAACAGAACCTATCATTGTCAGCGGTAAGTATGAGGAAGTGCTCAACCCTTACGCGAACACCGACCCTATCGCTTATACGCTGTATCTTAATAACGCATGGGATGTAGCTGTCGACGCCGCCGGGAATATCGCCACTACATCGGGCGACTATGCAGTCGCACAGAACGCAGCCAACGCCTGCCGCCTGTTCTACGAAGACGCGCCGCTAGATATGACGCGCGGCATTCCGTACTTTGACATCACGCTTGGCAAAAAGTCTTCTGTATCAGCGTCGGTACTTAGAAGCCGGATAAAAGATATTGTCAGCGAAATATACGGCGTGACGGATGTAGAAGTTGCCATAGACTATGACAACGAGGGTCGCATAGATGGCGGTGAAGTGCAGATAACGACGCTTAACAGTAAGAATGTCACTATACAGATTTAACAGAAAGGAGCTGCGATAAATGGCAATAACATTTAACCCGGACACTGGCATTGTAGTAGAAGACACGGCAACTATTCGGGCGCGGCTGGTTGAGCAATGGCAGAAAGCCTTTGCCGTTGACCCGACAAAACCTCTGCTTAACACCGAAACCGAAACCCCGGCCGGGCAGCTTATCGACGGTCAGGCAATCCTGATAAATCAGAAAGACAGCGCGCTGCTCACGCTGGCCAACCAGCTAAACCCAAAAACGGCGGCAGGCGTTTTTCAGGACGCACTGGCAAACATTTACTTTCTGACACGGCACGTCGCCCAACCGACTTACGTCACAGGGAACATCAAGGGTGCGTATGGTACTATAATACCCTATGGCGCGCTGGTGCAGGACGTGAACGGGTACACGTTTCTAAACACCACAGTCACTACGATTGATGAAAACGGCACAGCTACGGCGGTTTTCCGCTGCACACAGTATGGACCTATCGAAGTAGGCCCGAACACGCTTACAAAAATCATCACTGCGGTACCGGGCTGGGACAGTGTAACAAACGACGCTTCTGGCGTTACCGGCAGAAACAACGAGACGCAGGCCGAATTTGAGCAGCGGCGGGCTGAAAGCGTATCGAAAAACGCGCATGGCACAGCGTCGGCAGTACAAGGAGCGGTTAGCGACCTTGACGGCGTTGTTGCCTGTGAGGTAGTCGAAAACCGGGGCGATAACTTCATCACCAAAATGGGAGTATCTTTATCGCCGCATAGCCTGTATATTAGCGTATATGGCGGCGAGCCGGAAGACATCGGCAACGCTATACATCAAAAGATAGACGGCGGCTGCGGAACGAACGGCAACACTAAAGTCGATGTTATCGACCCAACGACGCAGGCCGAGAATACGTACTACTACCAGATACCCGAAACTATCAACATGGGTATATACGTTACTATCAGGAAAACGTTATCCCTGCCTACAGATTATGAAAGCTTGATAAAAAAGGCCGTGCTGGCCAACTTCAACGGCGAGACTATCGACTATAGCCGCGTCAAGATGGCACAAGTTTTGTACGCCAGCCGCTTTTATAAAAGCGTAATCCAGACGGGTGTAAATGATTTTGTGGGAGTGGAGCTTCAATATCCTGTCGGCGGCAGCCGTGTAAATAGTATTGAAATCCCTGCGGATGAAATCCCGGTTTTGTCCGAGGATAACATAACCGTCGCTGCGCTGCTGGACGCTTAGGGGGTCAGAACATGGATTTTCGAGGCAATGAAGACGTAAGGGCCTGCGATAACATACGCGAGGAAAAGCAGCCGTATCTGCTTTCGCAGTATTCTGCAAGTCCTACCATTTACCAGATACTAGCCGACTTCCGGGAAAACATTGACCCCACGCCGGATATCTGGACCTTTTACGACAACGTATTTAACATTGCGACGGCGCAGGGCGTAGGGCTGGACATATGGGGCGCTATCATAGGCATGGACCGTACTATATATGACCAGTCAACCAGCACAAAGATAACACTTGATGATGAAGGATATAGGAAGCTGCTTTATTATAAAGCACTGGCGAACATCACAGACGCCAGCTTGTATACACTGAATTACATGATAAATCAGCTGTTTCCTGACTACAGTGTTACGGTTTTAAATGTCCTCGTCGAAAAGCAAACCGAAGATGGGATGTATTACAATTCGTACCCAATGCACGTCAGATTTCTTTTCAAGTCGTATCTGTCAGATGAAGACCTAGCTATATTCAAAGTTGGTGGCCCGCTGTGCGTAGGTGCTGGCGTCGGCTGGGATTTGGTAATGATAGATACATCGAACGTATTCGGCTTTGACGGCAGCGGATTACAGCCATTCAACTGTGGCGTATTTATGCCTGACGGCGGAATATTCGTTCCGGACGATGAAGAAACCATATCAGATTGAATGTTTCACGTGAAACATTAGATTGCGTCACTAGATTTTAAAAAGGGGCACAGACGGCGCGACGTGGCAAACCCTGCTCGAATTCATCGGGTCGCTGACGATGGACGAAGTGCAGGACGCTATAGACACGTCTATAGGGGAGATACCCAAACCGAAGCCGGTCAGCATGGGAGCTTATTCAACTGTAGGCAGCAGCGGCGTGGCCGCTACAGATGGCTTTATAACTTCAAAAAGTTATGATAACACATCTATAACGGCGTACGTCAACGGCCTACAAGTCATGCATACGGCAGGCCGTAGTAAATACGGCCAAGGTGCTTGTTCTATTTCTTTCCCGGTCCCTAAAGGGGCGTCATGGAGCGTTAGCGGTGCTAATTATGTAAGATGGTTGCCACTTTCTGAATAAAAAGGGGCGATACTATGAGCGTCAACGAACCGCTGTATAACTTTGCGCGGGCATTCGCAGACCGCGGTACTAAAAACATTATCCCGGACAGCAACAACGAAGCGTCCGGACTTGCAAGTCTTATCAACGGCTTTCCGGCCATAACACAGGTTAAGCCAGAAATGGGCGGTATCCCACCGCAGAGAGCAGACTTTAACGGCATTCTATACATGCTTTCTGCCTTCTGCCTGTGGGCACAGTCTGGCGGTCAGTACACCTACAAAAACAACTTGCAGTACAACATTAACTGCATGGTGTTACACAAAAATGTGTTTTACGTCTGTCTCAAGGAGAACGGACCGGACACGACAGCGGGCGTAAAAGAGCCGGGCACAGACGGCGCGACGTGGCAAACCCTGCTCGAATTCATCGGGTCGCTGACGATGGACGAAGTGCAGGACGCTATAGACACGTCTATAGGGGAGATACCCAAACCGAAGCCGGTCAGCATGGGAGCTTATTCAACTGTAGGCAGCAGCGGCGTGGCCGCTACAGATGGCTTTATAACTTCAAAAAGTTATGATAACACATCTATAACGGCGTACGTCAACGGCCTACAAGTCATGCATACGGCAGGCCGTAGTAAATACGGCCAAGGTGCTTGTTCTATTTCTTTCCCGGTCCCTAAAGGGGCGTCATGGAGCGTTAGCGGTGCTAATTATGTAAGATGGTTGCCACTTTCTGAATAAAAAGGGGCGATACTATGAGCGTCAACGAACCGCTGTATAACTTTGCGCGGGCATTCGCAGACCGCGGTTCAAACACTGTAACTGTCAAGGTTAACGGAAATGTAATAGGTACTCTTAGTATGTCATGGAGCACTACAAAGGCAGGTTCAAAGGGCCACTATTGGGGAAACACAAAATCTAGTGCAGCAGCTAATACGTGGGCTTATAGTATCGAACAAGGTGCCACGATAGAGCTTACCAGCAGCGGCGGAACAAAGTTTAGCAGCTGCGCCCTACAGGTAACGCTTGGAAACTAAATCAATCAGAAAGGATGTTAGATACATGGAACATTACTCTAATGTTGTCAAGGCTATGATAGCGCGCAGCAATGCACGGGCGGCAGACATTGCCGACAAAATACAGGCCCGCGCTTATTATCAGTTTCAATACGTTCCGCCAGCAGGACCACTGCCCGGCTGGTCAATGGAGCAGCAGACAGAGGACGCTATAAATGAGATAGGCAACATCGCCTATTCGTCAGATGAAATAGCGCGTGAAGCGCGAGAGATTGCGCAGCAGGCTTACAACGCAGCGCAGGCAGCTATAGAAATGGCCACTAATGCCATAACAGCTGCGCAGAACGCACAGCAAACAGCGGATACTGCGCTTAATACTGCTAACACGGCAGTGACTAAAGCTGATAACGCACAGGCCAGTGCCGACGCTGCACAAAAGGCGGCCGACGCTGCACAAAAATCAGCGAACGACGCACAAACCGCTGCTGACAACGCGCAGTCTACAGCTGATACTGCCATTGAAAACGCTTCACAGGCACTATCAGCGGCTAACGAGGCTAAAGCTTCTGCCGACCAGTCTAACCAGCGACTAGACGTCTTGGAGCCTATAGTTGATACACTGCGCTGGTACGAAAACATTTCGGATAATATCGACTTCAATACACGCGTAGAACTGGAAAGGGCGTTCCTTCAAGGCACGGCCAACACTAACGGCCCTGTTGCGGGTCCGGGCTGGCTGGATGTTGACGACGATTATAATGAAACTTATATCCGACAGAGGTTTATCGCACAGGCTGACGGCGCATGTTATGTCCGTTTCGGCACCATTGTACCCGACAGTAGCCCTATCGAGGTAAGCAGCTGGACAGGCTGGGTAAAATATGCGCTTGCCAGCGAATTGACTTCTGCGGTCGAAACGATTAATAACAGTATCACATCAATCAACGGAGAAATCACCACTATCAAGGGTGATATAACAAGCATTGAAGGAGATATCACAGAACTGCAAGGAAGCCTTGGCAGCGCCGAGGGCAATATTACGGCCGTAACAAATGCGCTGGACGCGCACAAGGCCGACTACGATAACCCCCATAAAGTAACTGCCGCACAGCTGGGACTAGCAACGGTTTATAAATATAATGGGTCCGTTGAAACATACGCCGACCTGCCGACCAGCGGGCAGCAAGTAGGCGACGTTTACAACGTCAAGCAAGCAGACCCCGACCACAACATAGAGGCAGGCGACAACGTGGCATGGGACGGAACAGCGTGGGATATCTTGGCCGGTGATACCGACCTTAGCGGCTATGCACAGCTTAATTCGGCTAACACTTTTACAGCAATGAACGCTTTTCGTGCTAACATTGCAGTTTCTAACGGTACAGCGAGCGGAACGAGCGGGAGTATTAGTTTTGGAATTTCTCCAGCTGGTGAAACTGTTCAGGCAAGAATAAGCACCGATAAATTAGGTGGATTGTTTTATAATACTAGTACCAATCAGCCGCACATATTCAGAACCGGTAATAACATTGATAGTTTCGCAATAAGAGATGACGGAACAACAATGTATCTTTCTAATAATAATAATATCTTTGCAATTGTTATTGACGCTTCAGGCGTTGCTAAATGGCTGGGCAATGCAAACACAGCGACGAAGCTTGCCAAAGCCCACACTATTAACGGTGTACCGTTCGACGGGACGCAGAACATCACGATAGAAGCTGGACAAGGTACATTCTTGCCCCTGACAGGTGGAACGGTTACAGGACCGATTTACTTACCGTCTGCTACTCCCACTACCGACACGCAGGCAGTCACCAAAAAGTATGTTGATGACAGCGTGGCCGGGGCTGGTGGCGGTGATGTATTAGCCGCTGGAAATAACAGTTTCACAGGAGCAAACACATTTAATAAACCTATAACAGTGAGGGACGGCGAACTTGCTGGCATTGGTGGAACTATCACATTAGGCACGAAGCCTAATAGCGCAACAACGCAAGCAAAGATAAATTCCACTACTACCGGAGCAATGTATTATACAGCTACAGAAGGACTGGCACACTTTTTCAATGTTGGCACAGCAGAAGTTGCCACAATAGGCGGCACTGCAACGACGGCTACACTTGACTTTTTAGCTAATAGTATTCTAAAGTATAGCACTTCAAGTGGTTTAAGAGTAGGTGGCGGCGGTACAAGCCAAATCATAGGTTTTTACCCCGAGGCAGCCGATAACACGGCAGGTATGCGGCTTTCAAATCAAGCAGAAGCCATTAGCACTGACTACAGTATATTTTCTTTACAGAATAATTCTGCTATCAGCTATACGAAAAATGCAGCCTTGCAAGTTGGAAACTTTAAGATATTAGAAGTTGACAGAAATAACAATAATGTAACTATAAAGGCAGACAGTAATGGGCAGATACTATTCACGCCGAACAACCTAGCCAGCAACACAAGCAGCATTGATAGCAATGGTAACTTTTATATATCACAGGGCTTAACGGTTGGCTCAACGTTAAATACTGGCACGTCTAACGGCGTTATTCGAGCTGGGAACAATGAAAGCTGCCTTTACTTTACAGGTACTGCGGAAAATACTTACTACGCAACGCCGAATACTGGTAATACTATCAGTTATCAATCAGCGGCTAACATCTATTTGATTAACGCCGCAATAAATAACGCAACAAGTCTTACGATGGATTTTTCGGGGATGAACTTCAAGGCCACTGTAGGCAGCACGCCATACATGTGTAAAACTTTGACTTTCTGGATTCCAACTGGCGCAACTGCACCTACTGTTACATGGAAGTTCCCGAGCGGTGCAACGGTTTACTACCCGAAGGGCGTAGCTCCGGCATTGACGGGGAATGCCAACAACATCATTAACGTGGTCGCTATCGTTGATGATACGGATAGCTTTAGTATCCAAGTCTGTGACGTGGTAGCGTTGCCATATAGCGGCTAAAAGGAGAGTGAGAATATGAAGTACACAAGAACAGTATACGTTTATAAGGGAGAGCAGTATAAAACTATCACCGAGATACGCCGTTTGCCGGACTTGATGAATACCTCTATCCCGAATAACCCGACGGATGAACAACTTGCAGCGCTGGGCGTAACGCGCGAGGAAGTAATGGTGTCACTGGCAGAAGCGAAAAGTATCAAGCTTAACGAGCTGTACGGGATTTATGAGCTCCTGCGTGATAAGCCAACGAAGTACAAGCAGGGCGACAGGACATTTTACTTCGACCGCACGGCCGCGGATATTAACAAATTCAATTCGGCCTATAGCGTAGCTCAAATAAAAGGAGAGCAGGGCTTTGGGGTCAAGGACGAAGAAGGTAACAGTGTATGGGTGATGTTGTCGAAGTCCGACTTTGAAAGCGTACTGCTTATTAGCAGCAACGAGCAGACGGAAGCATATAACACCTTCTATGCGCTGCGTAACAAGGTGGAAACGGCCGAAACGGTCAAAGACGTTATAGCGATTGTTTGGCCAAACATCTGGCCAGAAAGCAAATAAAGAAAAGGCCCCGAATTTCGGGGCTTTTTTTTATGTAAAGGCGAAATAAAAGTGTTGACAATATACAGAGGGGGGTATATAATATAGGCATAGAACATAGAAAGGAGTGATTACGTGCAAGTAAAAAGCGATATAATTCAGGACGTTATAAACCGAGCTAAAACAGCAGTTAGAAACTTCGGGGAGAACGCACAAGTTGAGCTTCCGGCCGAACTGGTCAAAAACATCTGCCAGAACTTGAACGCCGAACGGTATCGACTGGCCAAGCTCAACAAGAAGTATTCAGCTTTAAAACAGCAAGTAAAAAGCGAGGTGAAAAAATGATAGGCAAGTATATCAATCAATTTATGGCCGACAACGAGTTGTTAGTCAACGAAGAATTTTTCATAAAAAACATGGATGGAAATAGGGTACTAATCGGCCTTGCTGACCGTTACAAGATAGAAGACATTGACGGCGGAATATTAACAGCCGTCGTAATGAACGAAAAAGATAAACCGCCTGCTATGCTTTTAGAATCTGCGCTTATCGACCTGTTAAGGGAAAACTACTTCATTGAAAAAAAGCCTTTTTATCCAGCTGTCGGAGAACGTTATTACTTCGTCAGCCCAACCGGTCGGATAGAAGAAAAAATTTTTAGTGGAACGGCGGAAGGCTTTTTGTTGTGCAAATACATCGGCGTTTACAAAACCGAACAAGCAGCGATTAAAAATGTTTCGCGTTGTCTGAAATTTTGGGAAGAAGTAAGAAGAAAATGAAGATTGAAGATATAAAACTTGAAACGTGTCCTTTCTGCGACGGTGAAGGGGAGATAATTCACAGCAAGCCGGATGAAGGTTACATCTATTCAGAAAGCGTGTACGCTTTTGTAAAGTGCAAAAAATGCAACGCATGTGGACCTATTACAGATGTTGATTATAACCATGCTACAAGCGGAATTCCGGGGCGACTGAAAGCAATCGCCAAAGCTATTGAGCTGGCCGTAAAGGGCTGGAATCGTAGAGATGGGAGTAAGGCGAATGGGTAAAGTATATACGTGTTTAACTCACCGGTGGATTGAACAGTTGATTAGAACCATTAACGAAACATATGACCTTAACAGATGGCGTATCGTAAATGTTTTTCACGATGGCCGTGACTATGTTGCCGTTCTCGAACGGGATAAATAAGGGGGAGATATAACGATGTCACCAGATGAAAGAATCAAGGAGCTAAAGAAGCAGGGCTATATCTCCGGCGTGATGGCCGGGAAAAGGATTTGGGAGCGTATGCAAGTTATTCCGGACTTATGCGCCTATAACTGGCACAAGCTTTATCAACACTTGATGGACAACGCTAAAAACTATGTGTTAGCCGAGCCAGTAGACGTATATGGTACTTTACGCTGGTACTACAATGAAAACGACCTGTTAAACTGGATTGCTACCAACCTTAATAACGGTTACTGGTTGAAACGTCATTTCTTAAAGAAAGAGACCGAGAAATGCTAAAAACGGGCGATATCATATATAAAGTTACATTAGAAGGGTATGACATCCCTTGTGTAGTGGTCAAAAAATATAAAGTTGGACAACACCTATCAAAAATAGATGGGACAGAGAGCGGCGGATATTTACTAAAACGTGCAGTTCGTGCGGACCAATATTTATATTTAGGCGACTATATAGAAGATTGTGAACAAACGTTTGTAAATTTGGGGTTGCTACCTTACAGCGACGAATATATTTATGTATTTGACAAAAAAGACATTCCAGAGGCGCGCAAACAGATTTTAAAAAACAAGATAGCAAGGCTACAGTCAGAACTTAACTATTTTAAAAGACGTTTAAACGAGGAGAACAACAATGACGAAAAAGTTTGAAGTCGGCAGCTACGCCATAAATAACAAGGGAATAGGCATAGCTGGCCCGCAAAGCACAATTTATAAAGTAGTGAGCATAGAGAACGTAACTTCCGGAGTTGCATATGTTATTTTGCAGAAAAAACTGTCTAATGGTAAAAAAATTAATTTGTGGCGTGAAATACGTTTTAACAACCTGAAAGACGAAGAATTCTGCTGCTATGGACGCAGAGGAAAGAAAAAGCGTCTTGGATATGGATATATAGCCCCCTATGACAAGGAGAGTGTATAAGATGAAAAAAGTTACAGCAGAAATTATTGAAAAATGCAGGCTTTTTGTTGCCGTAAAGGTCAGAGACGACGCTACGAATGAAGATATTGAGAAAGCAATAAATGTAGCTTATTTAGATGATGATTGTGAAGTCCTTGAACAACGTCTTCATGAAATTACTAATATAAAGGTGGAAGAAAAATGATTGACTATGAAAAACTGTTAGACGCTTTGCAAACTATTCAGAATGAATGTGCTAAATACAAATGCTGTACAGATTGCCCATTCTTCGTTCAGAGTGAAGATATCAACTGCGGCATTCTCTCTAGGAATCCTGTCAACTGGAAGTTGAATAAAGTCCACGTTATAAGGTTGATTAATCAATGAAGACTATCTGAAAGGATGATGAAGAAATGGAAATCAAAATTAAACTACTACCGGGCGGAAAAATGCCAACTAAAACACATAGAACAGATGCTGCGTGGGATTGCTACGCGAGACATGACACCACTGTAGTTATAGACCATATTTTGAAATGAGTCATTTAAAAATCATAAAATGCGAAAACTGTGGATGTGATACTAAAATTTTTCACAGACAAAGGTTAAAAGCAAAACATAACTTCTGTTCTAAAAAATGCGCTGGAGAATGGACAAACAAGCAAAATCTGAATTGTACTTGCCCAATTTGTGGAAAGAAATTTCACGTAAAGCAAAGCAGACTTGCAAAAATGAAGCTGTTGGCGTGTTGCTCGCGAGAATGTAACAAAAAGTATCGCAGCTTATACATGACAGGAAAAGGCAATCATCAATATGGATTAAAAGGCAACAAAAATTCGTCTTTTAAAAACAAACCTTTGCCAAAGAAAAACGGCAGTCAGTGTGATATATGGGTATATTGCCCTGACAATCCGTATGCGAACAAGAGCGGTCGAGTCAGATTACATAGACGTATCGTTGAAATATATGCAGAACATTTTGAACGAAAGTTTTTTGATGAAGTAAACGGCAAACTTTATCTAAAAAAGCACCTATACGTCCACCATATCGACGGCAATCATAATAACAACGAGTTCACTAATTTACAAATTGTTACCCGCGCAGAACATAGGCGCCTTCATAATTTAATGAAGGCGCCGACAAGAGATATTCTTACGGGTCGCTTTATAAAAACAAAAGGAAGTGATAAAATGCAAATTAAATTCAAAAGAACACACCCGGACGCAAAAACGCCATACCACGGAACCAAAAGTGCCGCCGGGTATGATTTGTACGCTGTAAGCGTCGAAGAGTTACCACATAACGTTATCAAGTATCATACGGGCATAGCTGTAGAAATACCAGAAGGGTATGTTGGTTTAATTTTTCCTCGTAGCAGCATAATAAAACAAGGTTTATCTATGTCAAACGCTGTTGGCGTCATCGACTCTGATTTTAGGAACGAAATGTCAGCCGTATTTTATAAAAACTCTGACAGCGAGGTATACAAGCCGGGCGACCGAGTTTGTCAGCTGGTTATCATGCCTATTCCTGCTATCGAGTTTATAGAAGTGGACGAGCTTTCAGAAACCGAACGGGGAGCGAATGGCTTCGGCAGTACGGGGGTAAGATAAATTGATTGAGTACGTAAAAGTTAAACATAACGAAGAATGTTATATTTGCCATTCGAGGGAGAATGTAAAAACGCTTCGAGTGGCTGCCGACGGTAGTAATGCCGCAAATACCATTGCTTTCTGCTACAAATGCGCGGGAGCAGTCAGCAGAATATTAAATATTCCAATGACTTTTGAAAGGTCGTTGGATGGTGAAGTTGTATGCCCGCATTGCAGAACGATTATCGGTTTTGATGATGATATCGGCTATTTTTATGACAACACCTTTTACTGTGAGTATTGCGGCCAACGGCTGAAAAAGGGGGGAAGAAAATGACTAAACAGGCTTTTATTGAAATGATTGAAAACATGCCGGATAACGCTGAACTTGTGGTATCTAACTATACCATTGGTTTTGTAGTGACTGACGTAGAATATGACGAACTCTGGAATCAGATTAGATTGAGTGGCGAATAAAAGTAGGGGGTGTAGAAGTGAAAAAGTATAAAGTGCAGCTTATTCAAACATATGTTTTTGAGTATGAAGCAGAAGCCGAAAACAGGGCGCTGGCAGAAGTTAAAGCAAAAGAACTCTATAAAGACTATAAAAACAGCAATGATTTTTTCACTCCTTCGGATGTATCACATGTAAAAGACACTTTTAAAATTGTACCCGCTGTATTGGTTGATATAAGAGAGGCGCTGTGCAAAGAGTGCGCACAAAAGGAAGGTAAGTAGTATGACTAACTTAGACAAAATGCGTACAATGTCCCCGGAAGAGCTGGGGACATTTTTGTCAAACCTAGTAACTATAGAGGATTGTTTTGAATGCCCTATACGCGATGTTTGCAATGAATGTATGGTAAACCCCAACAACGAGGCATTTCACACATGCGAACTGTCGTTTTATCACTGGCTGCAACGGGAGTATAAGCCGGGATACTTTGAAAACCAATAGGAGAGTAGCGCCATGATTACCGCAGAAAGCAAAGCAAAGTTATTTGAAAAAACCTACGACGCCTATTTGTTAGCGCAATCTGTGACGCGCGTCTATGGCGTTGAAAGCCCCCCCGGTCAAAGCGCAATGAAAAAGCTGCGCGCAGAGATGAAAGCCTGTAGTGACAGGGACTTGCTGGAAGAATACTTAGACTATCAGGACCGGGAGAATAAGCGGATAGAATCTATCTGGGGAGAGTGGTAAGCTTGCGTAACTATGATTATAAAGAACAGATACAACGCCGGAAAGAGCTTCAAAAAATGGACTTTATATCTGGCGTACAGGCTGGGCGATTGATTAGGCACTTTCTTAATACGTTCGAGCCTGACATAACCGTGAATCGCTTTAGAAAGCGCTGTAAGGAGCTACAAAAAGACCTTCGAGAAGATGTACCGCACAAGGTACTATATAGCAGCAGGGGTACACGGTATTACTGGTTACAGGAAAACGTGCTATCCTTTCTGCGTAACCGAATTCATGTAAAATCGATTGATAAGTGAAAATGACATAAACAAAACCCCTCGAATTCGAGGGGTTTTGTTGTTTCATTATTTCTTCCGACCCAATGGCCGACCTATACCCGGTTGGCGGCAGTCATTACAGTATGTATACATTCGCTTCCCGTCCGGTCCTTGGCGGTGATTAGAAACAGACCAGCCAGAATCACGGGCAAAGGTTATCAGTTTTCCCATAGTCGTGAATTTTGTTTTCAATAATTTACCACAATTCTCGCAAACGCAACCAGCTATAAACACTTAAATCACTCCTTATTTGTTGGATAATTCTTTATTACGGCAAGACATGCAAAGTGCCTTACCTGTCTTTTCTACTGATATCCTGCGCACAGTTTGCGATATCTCGACGCCACAATTTAAGCACATATACGGACTAGGCGCGCTTCTGACATTTACAGCGCCAGAATTGCCATTAGAAGGCTGCGTAACCTGCCGCGCTTGTGATTGCCCTTGCTGGGACGGTTGAGCGCTCCTAGAAGCGCCCTGTGCGTTCTGTGTAGGTTTTTGAGTATATTGTACGGGTGCCTGCGCGGCTTCCGGGTGCTGCTGGAGATAAGACGCTTTTAAACTGGCCGGATAGAAGAAACGGCCGTAGCCGTTGGCGTCCCAAATAACCAGTTCTGTAATCTCTCTATCATCGTTATAGGCGATATGCCCAACGTGGAAGCTTACCCCAAAAGCGATTTTGATTTTTTTACCGTCTATAGACGCTTCGTTCTTGGCCAAGTTAAATGTGATATTCGGCGCTGTATAAAGTTCGCGACCAGAACCCCAATTTACAGCGGCCCTTTTAAAGCAGTCAGATGCACGGCCTTTTTCTGCCTGATAGTTGGACGCTACACCTACGTCTTCTTTGCAGACCCAACATTTTTTGTCGTGGTCCCATACCTCAATCGAACAGAAAAGCTCATTGTTTATCAGCGTGTGTTTACGCTGCCAGTTCATCGGCCCGAACATTGCGTCAAGGTACTTCATATCAACACGGGCGTTTTTATAAAGCAGCAGCCGACATTTAACATACAAGCTGTTGTTATAGTTTATCTCCCGCAAGTCGTCGATACGTACATCTATATCGCTGGCTTTCAACAGCGGAAACTTGATTTCATCAGTCAAAATAATCACCTACCCTTTATTTGATATTTTAAGTTCGATACCGTGATGATAGTAAGCCTCTTTAATCGCCATTGCGTAAACGTCTGGCGGTGGGGAATCCTGCCCCGCTATGCCGTATTCTTCACACAGCTGACGGAATGTGCAGCCTATCTTTTCATTCATCACAAGCGCAACAAACTTTTGGAGCGAGTTTACAACGTAGACTTCATTAGGTCCGTAAGGCTTTTTGTTTTTGTCCATGTGTCGAAGACATACTAACATCAGAACACCCCCAACACTAGAATCAATACAAACAGCCAGAATTCAGGTTCATATACACGCCTTGGATTTAATATGAAAAACACTACATCGGCCAAAGCGTCAATCACACGCCAGAACGGCCGAGCGATAAAACTATCATAGGCCACGCACAACAAGCCTATCCATATCCATTTTTTACTTACTTTATTCAAATTATTCACCTGCCTTTGATATGATTATACAACTTTAGTACCAAATAATCAAGAGGGGGTATAAAATAAATTTTAAAATATAACCCCGACCGACAAGCAGCCGAGGTCATACCGGAGGAAGAATGAAAAAATGAAGGGAGAGAGGCAGACAAGTTAGCTACCGTTATTAATATAACACATAAAAAGAAAAGCGCCATTCTCCGAGTACGAACCAGAGATGGCGCTTTCCCCGTCTGGAACACCGCTTTATACTACCCTTGTTCTGGGTCCCTGTATCAAAGCGCAGACTAATTGAAGAACGATATATTTATTAGGAGTTGCACAAGTAAATTTTAACCCCAAACCGTGGCAGTGTCAATATAAATTTTTTTCGTGTAAGAAAATCCGCGAAAAACGGAGTAAAACAGAGATTAGCGGAGATTTCGGGAGCTGGGGGGGAAGAGATGCGCTAAAATTTAAGATTGACGCTTCCGGCGGCAGCGACTATAATCAAAGAAGGCAAAAAAAATAGAAGCCGTTTTAAAATGCTCGCTAGACATTTAAAACTTCAAACCGTTTAAAACTTCAAACTGTGACTTCATAAGGCCAGTGTATACCGGTTTATGACTTCTACAACTACATGAACTCGATTTTAAAAAATCTGAATCATGGAGCCTACTTTAGTTTTGCCCAAAACAGGGCCGGTTTAAGCTTCTGTAACTATTCTATCAATATCGACATACAATGTCAACTATTATCTAAAAGCGAATGGCGACTTTATCTAAAACTAAATAACAGAAACTGCTAAAGTAGCGACTAGGCGAACACAGACCTAGTATAAAAAACTGTTGGTCCTGCAATGTGCCGAGTATATAAAATCATTGCCCCGCATGTATGAGCGCAGATATAAGTACATGTGCTGTATAGGTTATGATAAAGGGCCTATACAGGCGAGACGGCAAAGGCCTATCGTGGTACCGTGTGCAGCGGTTAGGGAGCCATACCCTATAAAATGCACGGCTGGCGGCTACGGGTGCGAAAGCACGGGGGAAAAGCACGGAGCTAGGACGTAGAGAAGTGTTGAAGTGCGGTATTTGCCAAGAACTATACAGCGACGGCGGGGGCTAACCTGTCTTTACTTTATAGAAAACCCCTTTTATTACGCGATTAAGATATATATACTTTTGTCTTTTTCGTGGTAAGGGGTTTCTATGCCTGCCAGCTCAAACGAAGGCTATCCCAAAACCCTCAAAGCCTGTGGACAAATGTATTATAGTGTATTAATATATACTTATGTAGATACACGCAAGGAGAGTGCAAAATGAATCAGGATAGAAAATACGAAGATACTTTCAAAGTCCTGCCCAAATGGACAGCAGGAAGAAAGCTGCTACTAAAGAAGCTGGAAGCAGCTACACCGCTTAATCGCTTCATCATTAAGAAGATTTACAGCGAATACAGCAAAAAAGGTATCTGGCCTGCTGAACTTGCACGACGTTCCGGTGTAAGATATGGTACGCTGTCCAAGTTTGAAGTAGGCAGAACGGAAACTTTATCGATGAAAAACATCGCTAAAGTTGCTAGTGGCTTAGGAATGACCGTTTCAGAGTTTTTCGAGGGGCTGGAAGACGAGCCGGGATATAGTGAATATATCGACAGGGAGAAAAATTCAAAATAAAAGTGTTGACAATGTATATAGGGGGGTATATAATATAGACAAAGAAAGGGGGGAACAATAGATGAGACCCAACAAAAGAATAATAATACAGAAGGTACGAAAAATATTAAGCTGTGATATAGCGGCTGCTATATTTATCCTGTATGGAATATGGCTTGTATATTTATTAGTAAGGTGGATTGAATGAAGAAAAAAGAGATGTTTTTGTTAGCTTGTCTGGCTATCGTCATGCTGGCAGCAGCCGCAGCTGTTATCTCCTTTGGGTGGAGCTACGGCGGGGCATTGGCAGAAGCCATTGTTGAGCGCGATATATGGCGTTCAGGTATGATTGTGAGGTGATGTAAAGTTGCCAATGATAAAACAGTATGACTACGTAAACGCTTACTGCGTGAGCGTGGCCAACCGTGAAGACCTAGAAAGTGTAGTAACATTCGCTTACAACTATAGTGAAGCCAGAGCATTAGCGAAAAAGTTTTTTAAAGAGCGTGACAAAAGTGTAGGATATTCGCTTCTACGAGCGCAAAAAATAATCGGTGACGTTCCGAAAGACCTCAACGGCAAGTTGTGCGCCAGTAAGACAGATGAAGGATATTCGCTTTTAGAAAAAAACGGTTACGCTTTTGAGTGATTAGTTAGGGGGTCAGGGAATGAAGGTATTGGATAATTTAAGAGAGACATTGGGCTATGGTGGCGTTAAACTTCCACCGCTCCAAGAAGTGAAGCCGCAACATCGGCTTGGCAAGTTTGGAGACTATGAAAACGCTTTAGACGACCTTTGCATAAATGCTTTAGAAAATCTTACGCCGGAGCAGCGGGAAATCATCTTCCGCCGTTGCAGCCGAAAAATCAGGAGCTATAGCAAGATGAAACATCTTTGGGCAGTTTTTGGAGTAGGCGGCTTCCACCGGTTTTATATTAAGGACTATGTAGGCGGCGCTGCAATGCTGCTAACTGGCGGCGGCTTCCTGTTCTGGTGGCTTATTGATATGTACTGGGCCAAGAAAAAGCTTAAAGAATACAATTCAGACATTGTTATTCAAGCGTTGGACGACAAAGGTTATATCTAAAAATTGAAAGAGGTGTAGTTATGATTATTACAAGAGAAAATCTAAATGAAGAAGTTTCAAACTTAAACGACGAAATTTTAAATTTAGAGAAAAAATATGGGGTCAACATTATTGCACTGGCACAAGTTGAAAGTTTGGACACAGAAGAAGCAAGTGGCTATTTAGTCATGGCTAACCGGGTAAGTCTCGACAGGTGTGTTAATAGCGTTGTTCAATTACTGTATTCGGCACAGGAAGGCTTTGGCATTAAACCAGAGATGTTTTTGGCAGAAGCAATCAAAAGAACAGTAGGTAATGAAAGGGTTTTTTATGATGCAGATGAAGAAGTCCCCCCCGAAAATGCGGGTGAGACTTTTAAGAAAATGTTGATAAAAGAGGTCGTAGAAAATGAGCATTGACGAGGCCAGACGGGAAGCGATAATCAATAAGCTTAAAGAGCTTGAAGAATTTTTAGAACCAGAAGGCGCGCATTTTGTTCTACATCTCTTTACTAGCAGAGACGTTACAGAAGAAAGCTACAGCCTGTATAACAACTGTAGCTTGAAAATTCTGGCCATGTCTCAAGCGAGAATTGAAAACTATATTGAACAGCTTGGTAAGATATCGCTAAAACACCATAAGGAAAACGTGGAAATGATGAAGCTTGTGGATAAATTAATTGAAAGCATACAATCTGACAAAAAACTGTCCACAGAGCTAGAGGGCGACATGGTAGAACTATTGAAGGCTTTAAAAGCCGAACGAAACGACGCAGGCAGCAAGAAAAATTTATATAACTAATTAGGGAAGTGTATAGCAGGCCGCACAAGCGGCCTGCCTTGCTGCAAGAAAGGGGAATAAAAATGACTACTACCAACAGGACCAGCAGAACCAGAAGAAAGAGAAACACCGGAACATTAAATGTCAAGATAAACGCCTGCCAAGAGTGCGGGAACAAAAAGCCCCGGCTTAAAGTTGACAAGAAATTTTTCATCCAGTGTGAAAGCTGTGGCAAGGTTTTATATGGCAGCGTACAAGATGGCATATTGGAGCTTGTTAAAAAGTGGAATGCGAGAAATAGCGGGAAATGATTAATGTCAGGAAGGTTAAGGCAGCAGGTTTATGTGATTGCTGTGATAAGAAAAAGGCAGCATATGAAGTGTATTGCCGCATATCTTTAGGAAGTTTTTTTATCCCAAGCAGCTACAAAAATAGTCAGATATACCTATGTGAACCATGCCTAAAAAAGCTTTCAGAAAAAATCGCTAAACAGCTACAGAATGAAGGTGATTGAGTGTTTAATGAAGAAAGAATGGTTGCAGACGGTACTATATTATTTGCCGTTTACGACGAGGACGACCCGGAGAAAAAGCCCATATTAAAGCTGGATAGTAAGAAGACAGCTAAGGTTATAACAGCGTTACTTAACGCCGATAGGGAACAGAAAAGCAAATTCTCGCTGGCGTGTATGGATGCTGCCAAGAGACTTGGTTGTTGTCCAGCCTGTGAAAGCTCTAACGTTGAATCAGTTATGCTTCTGTGTTATCCACCTATTATTGATTTAAGGTGTAAAAAATGCGGGTGGCGGTCAAGGTAATTTGCAAATTGCATTTTTTGCAAATTGCAATTTCTGTCGCTAGTCCTCTGCGAATTGTTTTTGCACAGCTCCCTACGATATAATAAATAAAAAGAATCGTAGGGGGCTTTAACATGGCTGAAACGTGGAATAATATAAGATATGTTCTAGACAGATTTTTTAAGGTCGATATATGGGCATATGCCGTAGTGATATGGACTTTGGGCAACGAGATTTTCGGGCCGAATTTTTGGGGCGTCGTTATATTAGCGCAGCTGATGATAGTCTTTGATACCATACTTAAATGGGTGTACTTGAGTAAAAAGTATATCCATGACACGTATCAGCCGAACGACCCGCTAGAAAACATCAGTCTGCGAAAAGCGATTTGTTATTTTTTCAAAAGCGAAACATGGCAGAAAGGCTACCTAGAAAGCCGGGGCTTTAGCCGCATACTTGAAAAAATGCTGCTTTACAATGCAACAATCATAGTAGCCTTTTATGCCGCCAAAGTCATACCGCCCATACACGCATTAGGTATAAATCTAGTCGCTTCCGACATTCTGCCGGGAAGCGTGTCAATAGTTATTTTTATGGTCGAAATGACCAGTATCAACGAGAATCTAGTTGAGCTGGGCTATAGCAGCATAGCTAACGCAGTCAAGCGTGTGCTTGACTATATGTTGGATAGAGTGTTTCCGAAAAGGGGGAATTGATATGCAGATAAGCCGCGAAGATTGCAAGCTGGTAACGCTGACAGACATTGCAGCAGAAGCTAGAGCGTGTTCAGCGCATACCATAACTGGACACTGGACAGCTGGCAGATACAAACAGTATTTCAATGATTATCACCTACTGATAAATGATGACGGCGAAATATTAATGCCGAATGGCGTTACATTAGATAGCGTACTTGCGCATACCTACGGCCGCAACACCGGAAACATAGGGGTATCAATGTGCTGCTGTCTGGACGCTATCATTTACCGGGACGGCAGCGTCAATTTTGGCAGTGTGCCGCCAACGTTCGCACAGATTGACGCCATGGCAAAAATCGTTGCCGTTATTACCAAATGCGCGCCAAAAATGGCCCCATTCGGCGTGACTGCGAACACCTTCCGGACGCATAGCGAATGGGCCGAAATGGACGGATACGGCCTGTATAGCGGCGACGCTGATATGCGCTGGGACCTGATAAAGCTGGAAGACCTTGGGGCGGACGAATACACGAAGCCCGGCGGCGACGTTATCCGCGGCAAAGCTATCTGGCATACCTTCAATAACTCCGACGTCTATAACCTCTTGCAACCGTGATGAAAAAGAAGGGTGTGTATAACTTGTGGATAGTGTGGATAAAAAAGGCTTTAAGGACTATCTGTATTCTGCTTTGCCTTATCTGCTTACAGCCGCACTCGGCTTCTGCGTCGGCGCCTACGTCACCGGATGGCGGACGGGTGATAACGATAACGCAGGAAGAATTGACGAGCTTACAGCAGATATTCAGCGAATTGAGCAGCAGCAATCAGCTATCGCAGAAACGTTACAGCGAGCTGTTGGCGCTATCGAACGAGCTGAACAGCATAGTGCAAGCATTGCAGAAGGAATCAGCGAGCTTAAAGACCGAGCTGGAAACATCCAAGCAGGAGCAGCAGAAGGCGTTGGAGCAGCAGAAAGAGACGGCAAGCTTATTGAACAAGGCCAACGAATCATTGCAGAAGTACAACGCCGAAATGAAGAAGCAGAAGCGGCGGCTAAAAGCTGAAAGAAATATTGCTATTGGCGTGGCCACGGCGGCCGTTATCATGGCAGCCTGTAAATAAAATCAAAAGGGAGAATGAAAAAACATGAAAGCATTATCTGTAGAGAACTACCAGACTACCCAAAAAGAAAGCCTGAAAGCTCAAAGCTTGGCTGAATGGTCCGTAAATGCCTGCATGAATTCGGCGGTAACTATCCTTACCAAACCCGACCGGATAACGGCAGAGGAATTAATCAAAGCGCGTGATATGCTGGACAAAGCTATCTTGGCAGCCGTAGAACGTGACGCACTGGCCAAAGTCAATTATAAAATCGCTACCATGATTGTAGATATGCCAGATGAACAGGCTCCAGAACAAGCAGCCGAAATATCTGTTGGCCCGGAATGTGTAGAAGAAGCAGGAGAAGAACCCGTAAAAGAGTGCGAATAATCTAAAGCCCCGGACTTCCGGGGCTTTTTTATGTAAAGTCGAAATAAAACTGTTGACAATATACAGAGGGGGGTGTATAATAAAAGCATAGAAAGGGTGTGAGCTATGGCAAGAAAAACAACAGTATATTTCTACGAAGGGGGCAAAAAGCGAATTATGACAAACGTGTATAAGAAAGAGTTTTACGTTGGCGGCGAAAAGGTCAAAGTTGGCATTTTAAGCACCAATCCAGATGAAACATGGCTCATTAATGAGCTGGATAACATTTTGTGTGAAAAATGCCAGAATATCGACGGTCAACTGATATTGAATAATGAGTTCTTTTCTTTGGCGGTCCGCAAAGTTAAGGAGATTTTAAACTATCAGAACGAAAAAGCAGATAACGAAGAAAACCCGGTGTATTACAAATTTTACAGAGACGGGTACAATGGTGCGATATGGATGGTGTGACAACAGTTATAGTATCTGTGATATTCTCCGCACTGGCGGCACTCGTCACGTGCGTATTGCTGGCAAGATTTGATGTCAACGGTCGCATGGCCACCGCAAAAAACGGCGGCCAGCAATCTAAAGCCGTCGGGCAGAAGCGGGAACGCTATATATTATACATTCCCCGTAAAGGGTACTTTTGTTTCGTCGAAGAAGATAACCGCCCGACGTTCGCCATGTCGCGCCGCGACGGCATGATAGAACATTTTGAAAACATGAAAGAGGCAATGCTGATTGTCAGCAGGCTTAAAGCGAAACGATATCAGATTTTAGACGTCAAGGGTAACGTGGTAAAGAAAGGTGGATAACATGGCGGCAGAACCTTTTATCTTATGGGGCGTATCTATAATCGTAAGCATAGCCGCTGCTGTGCTTTACTATAAAGTCGGGGGACGTTAAAATGCTTACGTTTCTTACAGAAAGGCATATCTGCGTTTATAAGCGCGATATAGATAATGCCTTGGGAAAGTACAGAAAATATATGGTAGGTGAACCGGAGCTGATGAACGGCGCCATAAATGAATTTGTAAACGCACGTTTTTTTATACAGGCATTCCTTGACCTTGGCGATATTATGGCAGTAGTTTACTATAGGCCTATCGAGCGTTTTAGCCCGTGGACGCCGTGGGACGTCACTGTGTGGAATAAGAACATGAAAATTGTTGCCGGGATAAGCTGCCTTCCTGCCGCCGCCGAAGTAGAGCGGGTTTTAACGGACGCCATAAAAAAATACGGAAGAAGGGTAAACTATGGAGATAAGCGAAAAAGACATTGAGTATTTAAAATACATGGAGCGGACAGATTTGTTTTACCGCGCCATGCCCAAAGATATAACGGACGAGAAAACACTCATTTATGGCCAGCTGGTACAGTTTGGCAAAAAACTGTATATTGTAAACTACGAAAACTGGAAAAAGCGGGGAGCGATACCCTTCGGCAGTCCGACCGGGGCAATGGGTATATACTTCGGCGAGTATGTCATAGAAGTAGACCCGCTGACAGTCCAAAGATATACAGGCGTCTATGCAAAGAACTTAAATTCTGCGCGCATTCCGCTGTTTGTCGGAGACTATATAACCCAAAATATCGAAGGGGAAACATGCTTGTTTCGCATTGAGCTAGATTTATTTGAAGGCGTTTTCAAAGCGGCGGCAAAAGTGCGTCTGCCGCTCCCGCGCAAAGAAATCGAAGATGTACTAATCATCGGTAACTACTGGGACGACTATGATAAATGGGAGCGTAGGCTATGGACAGGCGCAAAATGATATATGCTGAATTAAACGGCATTCGTGACGGCAAGAGCTACGGCGTATTTTACAGGTATCTACACAGGCGACTGTGGAACTGGCTCGCCGACACGCACGGACGGAAGTATAAAAAGGACTGGCCAGAATGGGCGATTAATGGCGGCATAGTGCCAATGGCTGAAAGTTACTGCTTTGCCTGTGCCGCCACGGATTCATGCAGTAATTGCCCGATTGATTGGAATTATAGGGATGTAGAAGCCATGCTTCCGGATATGCCATATTGCTATAAAAAACCTAAATTTAGTTTCAACACTTGTGGCTCATGGATTGCGGCTTATACATATACTGCCGGGACATATGACCTTAACCCCGGCTACAGCGAACGTATCGCCAGAGCTATAGCCGAAGCACCGATAAAAAACAGCTATCGCGGGCGCATACTCGAATACGATAGCGACTATATGGCCTTGAAAGGAACGTTATAAATTGCGGAATTGTTTAGACTGTTTTAGATTACATAGACACGAAGGAGTAGTTTTCTGCCCGTTTTTGGGCCTGTCAGAGTGCATTTTTGGTGCTCACTACATCCCGGCGGACTGCATAAAGCCAAAGCAGGCAGCGTCGGCAGCCCCCCCGCCAACAATACAGACGTGCCCGGTTGTTGAGCAGGACAATGAAAGAAATTACAACGAGTTCAGGGAGCTTGAAAAAAATCCAGAGTATAAGCCATTTAAAATGCGTACTATATACCCTTGGCGGGAATTGCATGACGAAATATTTAATCTTATTCGGGCAGGCATGATTTATAAAGATGTTGCCGCCAAAGTGGGAGTACCGCCAGAGAACCTGAATGGCTACGTTTCCCGGTATAAAGTAAGAAGCTGATAGAAAAAGCACTGTGAGGATTTCTCACAGTGCTTTTGTTTCACGTGAAACATTGCCCGTCAGTCGAGCACGTTTTTATGTCGCTTGAACTTGTTGTACACGTCCCATATGATACTATCTTCGTCATTTTCGACGACTGAAAGAACGAGAACAGAAAACGGATTATCGTTTGTATAGCGCTTATGAATAGTAGTAGTGATGATTTGGCTATCGTTAACGAACGCTACGCCTTCTGCGCTATCTGTGATAGCCTTGTACAGGTTATCGTTGTCAGGTTTAACTATGGGGTAAGCTGCGCGCTGGTCGACCAGCTCCCGAAACTTTTTTGTTCTGGACGCAGGCACGGACAGGAAGCAATATAAATCAGCCCGAAGCGGCGTTTTCTCTTTGAAGAAACCTGCCTTGCTGCATTCTTCTTGTATGCGCAGGGTGCAATATTGGCGGTAGGCCTGCATTTTGTTACTGTAGCGGCCAATACGTCGGCCGCCGTTAGTCCAAAACTGCGCCGCCCTTTCCTGCGGCATGGCGTTGCCGCCGAGAACGATATAAACACAATCGGAATTTTTTAGTTGTTTCATTTGTGGGAACCTTCTTTTTTTAGTATTCTTCTTCCAGTTCTTTCAGCGCCTGCGGATTAAGCTGGATTTCTTTTTCTAGTAAGTGGTCAACGGTTACGTTAAAAACGCGGGCCAGCAGCATAATATAATAGACGTTGGTTTTTAAAAGTGACCTTTCCCCGCGTTCGTAGCGGTCAAGTGTCGTGGGACTGATACCGGTCAAGTCATTTAGTTCCGTGCGGCTATAGCCGTATAACTCCCGGTAAAAGGCTATAACGCTGCGGCACTTGGTCAGGCGTTTCGGCTCAATGGTGATATCATATTCCCGCAGCATTTCGGGGATATCGTCGACATTGTTGTCCGTGACAGTCAGTGTGCAGTTTTGGCGGTTGGTAATAGTCACCAGAACGTTATAGCTGTTGTTTGATACGTTCAGGCGGTTAGAATGGGGGATAAATGTAAGCTGCTCGTTGATACGGTTCATCAGGCGCGGTATGGGCATATAAAGAGTATCAACTAATGAGTGCGTAAATTCACTTGCTTCGGCAAAGTCCTTGCAGGTGTAGAGCTTGTATACCATACTTCCGTCAGGACGATTAGTAACGACGACGCTACATCTTGACCCAACATTCAGCAGGTAAGCCCTACAGGGCGGAAAATCCGCCTTTCTGACGCCTTTTATAACGTCGGCGCAGGTGTTATAGCCTATGCAAGCTGAAAAGTCTGACATGGCGGCTAATTGGTCCGCTATAGTCTGGCTATCGGATAGACCGAGCAGGTCGCGCAATTCTCCCGGCTCATATGTTTTACAGTTCATTTTTATCCCCCCCGGTGCTATCTTCTTCAAGGCCCTTGAACGGATTGAACGAAAAAGCTATCTGGCAGCGGTTTACCTGCGTGTAATCGTCGAGAAACTTCATCTTCCAGCCGAGGTACAGGCGGACCCGGAACCAAGGGCAATACTGCTTGCAGTAGTAGAAGGACCAAGGGGCGAGAAAGCCGGGAACATAGCTAAACCATTGTTCGTTGTTGAGTTCCTTGATTTTCCGCAATACTTTGACCTTTGAAAAGTCTACCGCCCGGCCGGTGACATAGTAGCCGAAACCGTAGGCATTGTTGCGCATAAGCCACAGCAGGCGGCAGAAATAACGCTGCACACGTTCTTTTGTGGTAAAGTCGTTATACCAGAGCTGCACGAAGCCGGGACGCATATAGCCGTCGCCTTTCATCTCGTAGTGATAAATATAGTGACTGTCGAAGTCATAACGCAGGAACTTAGGGACGACTTCGAGCACCTGCCAGCGGATATCAAGGGGGTTATCATAAGTTTGCCATAGTTTGAACACTTTAGGCAGCTGCCCTTTTTCGTCAGCAAAAATGACGACAAACCAGTTAGTTAAATAACATAATACAGTAAAAATCAGGTCAAGGCACACATACAAAAGCCAACTCATTACAAACACCGCCTTCTAAAAGTTATATAACAATATTATACCATGTATATAGTTAGAATATTCATAATATCTACTCTTGTGTTATAATGTAACAAATAGACAGATGTTTCACGTGAAACAATAAAGTGGGGTGAAGATGTTGAGAAAGAAAAAGGAAGCGCAGCAGATAACGCCGGAAGCAATAGCGGCCGAGCTGGAAAAAGTAAACCTTGACGCTTCGACTCCGGAAGAAGAAAACAACTTCTGGGAAAAATATGAGGAGCAGCAAGAAAAGATAGAAAAGCAGCATAGGGGGCGCGTTCGTGTCTCCCAAGAGGATACCAAAAAAGGCGGCTCGCCTAAAGAGGATATAGAGACGGCGACCAAAATCAGACCGGGGTATGTGCGCGTAGCGTCCGACCAAGAAAAGAAATTCTGCCGTGAGTACATGAAGACCTTCAATGCGAAAAAAAGCGCGCTGGCGGCAGGCTATGGCGACACATACGCGGCTAAACGGGCGTATATGATACTGCGGCGGCCGTGGGTACAGACGTATCTTAATGAGCTGCGGGAAAAAATCGAAACGGAAGAAATCGCCGACGCAAACGAGACCTTGTTAAATCTTACCAGACAAATGCGCGGCGAGCTTGTCGAGACTATCGAGACACTAAACTATGCCGCCAGAGGTCAAGGGCCAGATAAAGAATACGTTTTAATAGGTAAGACCGTGCAGCGCCTTAGCCTGCACAGAGCAGGCACAGAAGGAATGGCCAGATATCATAAGCTGTTTAATGAAAAGGCTGTGAACGTCAATATCACGCCGCAGATAGTCGTTGATATTCCGGGGGCGCTTCCGGCGGCAGAGAGCGTACCTATCCAGCCGACCATGAGCGAGGAAGAAATGGAGCGCAGAGCTGCGGAACTGGCAGAGCAAATGGGAGTGACGGGAGAAGATGAATTATCAGAACCAGAACCAGACACCGGAGACAAGGCTTAAACAGATAAAGCTGACTGACTGTATAGGTCCTGCATTTTATGGCCTGTACCACGCAGTAATGCAGCACGCATATACATATTACTGGCTATGCGGCGGCCGTGGCAGTTTCAAGTCGTCGTTTACCGCCATAGTGGCCATACTGCTGCTCATAAATAATCCTGCGGCGCATGTAGCTGTTATCCGGAAAAGAGATAACACGCTCCGAAAAACTGTTTATGAGCAAATGCTGTGGGCGATAGAAAAGCTGGGACTTACTGAATTTTTCATCGCCAGACTGTCGCCGCTTGAAATCATTTATAAGCCTACTGGCCAGAAGATTAATTTTTTCGGACTTAGTGACAGCAACACCTTGAAGTCGATTAAGGTATCCAATGGCTACTATTCCGTACTGTGGTTTGAAGAACTGGCAGAATATGACGGCATAGAAGAAGTAGACAACGCCCGTTTATCGTTCATGCGTGGCGGAGATAAATTCTGGGTGTTCTATACCTACAACCCGCCGCAGTCGTTAAGTAGCTGGGTAAACGTCGAGACGCAGAAAAAGACCCCTGAAAAGATAGTACACAAGAGTAACTACCTGTATGGCCCGGCCGAATGGGTAGGCCCCATGATTGTAACAGAAGCCGAAACGCTGCGTAAGTTTTCACCCCGCAGGTGGCGGCATGTGTTTTTAGGAGACGTCACCGGGACCGGCGGCGAGGTATTTAACAACCTCGTCCTGCGCGAGATAACGGACGAAGAAATCAAGAGTTTCGGCAACATCAAACGCGGCCTTGACTTTGGTTTTGCTAATGACCCGCTGGCGTATATGACCGGCAACCTAGACGCAGCACGGCGAACGTTATACATATACAACGAATATTATCAGGTGCAGTGTCCGCTGTGGACGCTTGCAGACCACATAAGAGAAGAAAACCCGGGAAATGAGCTTATAATATCAGATGTAGAGCCCCGAAGCGTGCACACGCTTAGAAGCTATGGTATAAATGTGAGACCGGCCAAAAAGGGACCCGGAAGCCGTGAGGCTGGATACGACTATTTAAGCAAAGAGCTACTGCGAATAGTCATAGACCCTAACCGCTGCCCGAATGCTGCCCGTGAGTTTGCTAACTACGAACTAAAAAAAGACAAAAACGGGAACTTTATAGCGACGTATCCCGACGGCAACGACCACACTATAGACGCTGTAAACTACTTATGCCAAAACAAGGGCGCTTTGCGAATTTCATAATCAGGGGGTATTACAAAGTGAAAAAGAAGCAGTTTAAACCGCTTAATATCCGCAGTACGGAGCTTTTAAACAGAAGTAGGGTAATAAGTCCTATGTCTGTAAATGAGACGCACAGAAAGGCACTGAACGTTATTAATAGCGGTAATAACAATAACATCTTTATTGAACCGCGACTGGAAGACGTACAGACCATGTTCGGTATCCCGGAGACTATGGGAAATCCGGACGCAAAAGCACAGGCCGCCAACGATGAAGCTATTAGCGCCTGCCACAGCTTGATACTTCACACCATGCGGGTGTTGGGTGATAACGTTTATCCGCAGTTTCTAGGCTATGGCTATTTAACAGCGCTGACTCAGAACCCACTTATTCGGACAGGCGTAGAAATGATAGCCTCTGAAATGACTGAAAAAGGCTGGAAGCTTACCACGGAAAAAGAAGAAAGCCGGGAGAAGATTAAATATCTTGAATCAGAGTTAAACCGCCTGAACGTCAAAGATATGTTTTATAAAGCTATCTGCAACAATGGCTATATGGGCGGCTGCCTTGTAGGAATGGACTACGAAGGGGAAAAACCAGAAGACTTAGTAAACGCGATACCGCTTACCGCCGATGGCCTTCTTGGCAAAAAAATCAAAGGCCTGCGCCTGCTGGAAGCCTTCAATATCTCGCCGGGGGAATATAATTCTACTAACCCAATGAGCCAGAATTATTACAATCCACAAACATGGTTTGTCATGGGCGTACCTATTCACCGCAGCAGGGTATTATACTTTTCGCAAAACGAGCTGCCTACGCTGTTAAAACCTGCTTATAACTTTTTCGGTATTCCACTTGCGCAAACCGTGTTAGACGTAGTTTCTCACTTTACCGAGTGCCGGGAAGCAGAATCACGTTTGCTTACTAAATTCAGTTTGACCATATTCAAAACCAACCTCAACGCACAAATTCTCTCCGGTGCTGATTGGGCGTCGATAGACCGCCGTTTAAATCACTTTGCCAAAAACAGGAACAATGACGGTGTGCTCCTTATCGACAAAGAAGAAGAAGAAGTAGATGTAAAGATTACGGCTTTATCGGGTGTGCGTGAAATCGTATCACAGGCGATGGAGTTTGTGGCGGCAATGTTTCAAGAGCCAGCAACTAAATTGTGGGGCATTGCGCCGCAGGGCATGAACGCTACAGGAGAAAGCGACCTTGAAAACCATTACAAGCACATCAGCAGCCAGCAGGAAAGGCAGCTTAGAAAGCCGCTTGAACGGTTGGTAAAGATACTGCAACTCATTGAATATGGCGAAATTGATGAAAGTATCAGCGTCGAATTTAA